TAAAACAGTCTGATACTGATTGAATGAAAGTGTGTCTTCCATAATCTGTAAAAGTACTTTTCTTTTTTCGGTTTTGGTTATGTACTCCTCGGGGAGCATTAACTCGTCTGTTTCTGCTTCTGTAATCAGAACTTCATCATCTATCTGATATTCCACCTTTCCTTTCAATTTCTTTTTACATAGGTTTACAGCTATTGTAGTAACCCAACCGCAAAACTTTTCTTCATCTTTGAGTGTGTCAAGCTTTAAAAAAGCTGTAATGTAGGTTTCCTGCATTATGTCTTTTGCGTTTTCTTCATCTTTGAGCAAAGAAAGGCAGTTGTACCACACATCATTATGTGTAAGCTCATACAGCTTATCAAATGACTTTTTATTTCCGCTCTTTGCACTTGATACAAGCTCTTTGATTTTCTTCATAATATTTCCTCCTTTTTTGTAATTTTTTTGCGTTCCTATATATTAGATACTTTGAACGGCAAAAAGGTTCATTTTTTCGAAAAATTTTTTGAAAATTTTTAAAAAAAGTTTAAAAACTTTGAAAAAATTTAAAACATCACCGTTTTTCTAATAAAAAAGGTGCATAGACAAGCTACGCACCTCGAAAAACACATAGCCCTTTTGTCGCCAAACAAAAATTTCAATAGTCACCTTAAGTGTATCAAAATAAGAGCCTGTATTTTTACCGAAATAAAAATACACACTTAGGTGAACTTGAAATTAAATTTTTGTTTGGCATTTTTATTTTAGCATACAATATGTGAAAATTCAATATTTTTGTAAAATAACTTTCAAAAATTATATGAATGAAATTGTAAAATTTGAAGTAATTTCAATTTTAGGGGGAACAACTTTTCAGCTGTTCCCCTTTTTTGTCAACTGTGTAATGTTGGAGTTTTGTTTTCGCTTTGATTATACTTTTCAGAACCGAACATATCACGGATTTCATCAAGCGTTAATTCTCGTTTGCTTTTCTTGCGGTACGGCTCTGTGTGGTAATACCAAGCCTGTTTTTTGTGAGCGTATCGGAATTTTAATTCTTTCAACACTTCTTTGTGTGCTTTGGTGTTTCCCGATACCCACAACCAAGTACCGCAAATTTCAACTTCAATGTCCGAAAGACTTGTAAGCACATTGATTATATTTATAAATTCCTGCGGTGTTTCCGTTGTTTCTTTGGTGTAGGTTTCGCCCTCTGAATTTGTATGTATATTTTTCAGGCGTTCCCACATAATTTCATATTCGTTTTGCATTACCTTAAATTCTTCGGTATCACCGCCTAAATCGGGGTGAAGCTGTTTAGCTAATCTTCTGTATTCCTTTTTGAGGTCTTCGGCTGTTTTGCAGTTTGTAAAGTATTTCATAATGGTTTCTCCTTTGAAAGTTAATTTCAATTAAAATTTATATTCGGTAATTCTGAATTGGTGGGCTTTTAATAAGTCCGATTTAGATATTCACGCTGTATTTTTCACTCCTTTCTGATTTTTTATATTCGTTTAAATCGTCATCGTTTGGGCTTTTGAGCATTAAAAGCGTAGCGAAATTTCATAAGTCAAGAAGCAAGTTTACGATACGCCGTAGGGCAATTCTTTACTTATAAAATAAGCGTAGCAAAATGTGAAATTAAAGCCTACGGTGACGATTTGAATATAGAAAACAGTTAAGGCTTGTGAGCGTGAATATCGGCAAAAATCGGACAAAAAAATAACGCTATGGCAAAATAGCCATAGCGAACCTTATAAAAATAAACCGCAGAAAATATAAAATTCCCTGCGGTTTCGTTATAATCAGCTGTTTTTCTCTGCTTGCAATTCTTCAAGGACGGAAAGAAGCGTGTCAAAATCTTCTGGGTGAATCAGATTTTCGTACATTAACTCATAATCAAAATATTCTTCTCCGTCTTTTTCATGGGTAAATACGCAAAAGTCCTCTTCACAAAAAAATTCAGGATTTTCAGAAATCATTTTATTTAAATCATTTTCAGATGGATTTATAAATGTTCTTATTCTATCGTATATACGCTCTTTAGTTTTTAACGACGGTCTTTTATGTGATGAAATTTTAGTTTTTTCAATTTCTTTCATATCGTCAGAGGTTAATAATGCGTCTTGGAATTTTTCATTTTTATTTTCATTAATTGCATTTTTCCAATTTCCGTATATTTTACCTGTTCCACATCTTAATACATCTTCTGACACTAATAATATATTTAATAGTTCCTGTAAATGCAATTTTGCCTTTGGGGGTAACTCTGTTGAATTATCTTTTATTTTATGCCAATTTTCTATTTCCGACTTTTTATTAGGGGCTTTATATAATATTTTAGCAATATCTGTATCTGTTATCCCTTGCTTTTTCATTAAGAGATCAAGTGTTTTCTTTTGATTTTTTTCAGCCTTTTCTAAATATCTGCACATGACAGATTTTAAGATATTTGATTTATGATTCAATATCCCATTAATTCTATTCATTTTTGTTTGCTTTTGTAACTCTTCCTTAAATGGTTCATTTAATCTATCTATGCAATTCGTAAATTCATCAATTGATTTATCACTCAACAATGAATTACCTTTATATACTTCATCACAACAGTCGTATTTTGATATGTTAGAGTGTGGCGTAACATAATCATCTATCAAATCAGAAAATTTGTAATACGTATCTTCAGCAACATCTTCGTTTTCATATATAAGATTCATAAAATCATCTGACCAACTTCTTTCATCTTTTGTTAATGGATTTTTGGGGACGATATTATTCTTTTTTAAAAATTCTTCAAGTTTGACGAATAATTTAATATCATCTTTATCAAAGAGCAGTAAATCCTTTACCAGTGATTCACTATTTTCAGATATTGTATCAAAGCAATCAATAATAGAAGTAATACAATTTATACAACACATTTTTGAAAGAATATTCGTTGTAGTTCCCATTTCAAATTCAGATTTTCTTTTCATAATGTAGGCAATTATACTGGACATATTTTTTAATTTTATGCCTAGCAATTGTGATAGTTTTTTTACAGAAATTTCAATTTTTATTTTATATTCTTTTTTATCGTTTTTACTTATTGTTTTTTTTTCCTCTTTAGTGTAATTTTTAATCTTTCTGTATTCAGATATAAAAATGTGTGCAATCGGGCAGGATATACACATTTCAAGATTATTTTTTTCCATAATTAACCTCTTTATTAAAAATATTATCAAAAGTAGTATTAGAAACAACTACTTTTGATTGAAGCAGTATTTTTCATTTACAATGTAATTGTCAAAAGAAAATTGACGCCTGATTTTACAAAAACATCAGGTAATAAACAGGTTACTTTCCGCTTTTTTAAAAATTGTCAAAAGTAGTATTAGAAACAACTACTTTTGATGGAAGCAGTATTTTTCATTTACAATGTAATTGTCAAAAGAAAATTGACGCCTGATTTTACAAAAACATCAGGTAATAAACAGGTTACTTTCCGCTTTTTTTAAAAATTATCAAAAGTAGTATTAGAAACAACTACTTTTGATTGAAGCAGTATTTTTCATTTACAATGTAATTGTCAAAAGAAAATTGACGCCTGATTTTACAAAAACATCAGGTAACAAACAGGTTACTTTCCGCTTTTTTTAAAAATTATCAAAAGTAGTATTAGAAACAACTACTTTTGATTGAAGCAGTATTTTTCATTTACAATGTAATTGTCAAAAGAAAATTGACGCCTGATTTTACAAAAACATCAGGTAACAAACAGGTTACTTTCCGCTTTTTTTAAAAATTATCAAAAGTAGTATTAGAAACAACTACTTTTGATTGAAGCAGTATTTTTCATTTACAATGTAATTGTCAAAAGAAAATTGACGCCTGATTTTACAAAAACATCAGGTAATAAACAGGTTACTTTCCGCTTTTTTAAAAATTGTCAAAAGTAGTATTAGAAACAACTACTTTTGATGGAAGCAGTATTTTTCATTTACAATGTAATTGTCAAAAGAAAATTGACGCCTGATTTTACAAAAACATCAGGTAATAAACAGGTTACTTTCCGCTTTTTTAAAAATTGTCAAAAGTAGTATTAGAAACAACTACTTTTGATGGAAGCAGTATTTTTCATTTACAATGTAATTGTCAAAAGAAAATTGACACCTGATTTTACAAAAACATAGGTAACAAACAGGTTATTTTCCGCTTTTTAAAAATTGTCAAAAGTTGCTTATGTACAATGTAATTGTCAAAAGAAAATTGACACCTGATTTTACGAAAACATCAGGTAACAAACAGGTTGCATACCGCTGAACATATTGGAGGTGAAAATTATGGTACGCAATAAGTCACCGTGTTTTTATTATAATAGTAATTATAACAGTAATTATCACAAAATATTTCTATAATAGAAAATCATGTTAAAAAGGAGTCTTAAATCATGTTTAAAAATATTTATATTGAAGAGGTTTCAGGAAACTTTGATGGTTTTGATTACAATCTCAATGCAGACATTGAGAATAACGGAGCAGTAGAGGTATCCGCCTTTATTAATCACAGTCATATCAGCTTTAATGATATGATTAACGATTTTAAGACCATGTTGAATTGTCTTAAAAGCTATTTCGAGTTGAACGATTACAATTTTGCTTCATTCGAAGCTGCTGATTCAAAAGGCAAAGACTATGAGATTAATATTAACCCGAATGAAAGTGGGATTACTATTCAAATTTTCGGTGCAAACTTTAAGGAAGAGAGTCTTGTGCAGAGTTTTGCATACTCTGTTGGGTATATTCAAAGCTTTCTGTTACATAGCGAATCTGAGCTTAAAGGCGAAGACACAAACAACTAACATTACTGTGTTTGTACTATAGCTTACAAATTTTAATGCGTATCACTGTTGTCCTAATCATCAGTGATACGCATATATGGAGGTATTGTGAATGGTTAATAAGAGTAATAATGACGATATCAAATTATTCTTTGGTTCTCTCGCAATTGGTGGAATTGTATCAGTAATTGTGTTTGTTATTTACTGGGAAGCTAATAAAGATATTGCTTCGGAAGTGTTGTCACCTTTTTTCGGTAACCTATTTATTGCAAGTTTTTGTGTTTTTTCGGTTTTACCGCTTTCATTACTTACATATATCGTAGTTTATTTGTTGAAAAATGAAAGCATTAAAACTTCAATTCGTCTGTTAGCAAACAAATTTTCTACTCGGCAACTGACAAAAAACTCTGAAATTATTTATCCGTGTTTGCAAGCTTTTGTTTATGAAACACTTAAGAGAAATGATATTTTACATATTCCTGTGCAAGACATTTCTTCGGTAAATTATATTGGTTACAGTGTAAGACAAGACTGTGTTTTTTACCGCTATGGTATAAATCTTTTAGAGAAACCAAATTACGATGATGATTTACTTAAAATCACTCTGAGTCGCTTGTTTCAAAGTGAGTTAAAACAATATGGAGTTTTTGGTCTTCCTTCAATTTATAAAAGCGTGACTGCTTTTTGCTACTCGATATATGCAGACAGGGTGTTTTATGATGAAGATAATCACATTTTGTTAATTGATATTTTATATATCTGCACTGAAAATTCTGCAATATATTATCAAAATGCTACTAACCGTGATAATAATAATAATCATATTAATATGGGTGATGTTTATGATGATGAAGTGTAACACATCTTTTAATTTGGGCATTGATAACAAGGCTCTCTCTCGAGGTTTTGTTCTGCCTTTAAAAGTGAATTGCAAAAAGACACCGCATATCCTTTTGTGTGGCTCAACAGGTTCAGGCAAAACATACGCTTTAAAATATATATTGAAGCAGTTAGCTATATCTAATTCATTGATATATCTTTGTGATTACAAGGGCATAGATTTTATTGCTATGCAAGAATGCGGAAGATATTATAAACATCAAAATGTATCAGAGGGAGTAAATACGGTTTTTGATTTGCTTCAAAATCGTATGGAAAATCCCACACTTGATAATCAGGCGTGTTTTTTGGTATTTGACGAATGGAGTGGATTTTTAGCTTCTATTCCAAAGAAACAACAAGAGGAATTTAAACAGAAGTTAGCTTCAATTTTAATGCTTGGAAGAGGAGTGGGCATATTTTTATTGCTTGCAATGCAAAGGTGTGATACTACTAATTTTCTTTCAGGTGCAAGAGATAATTTTGGGGTAGCTCTTGGTTTGGGCAGACTTTCAAAAGAATCGGCTCGTATGTTGTTTTCTGATGAAGCCGATTTGATAGAACCAAAGCCGAGAGGTCACGGATATTTGAGAGTTGACGGACAACCTACAGTTGAAATAGTCATTCCTAAAATCAGAGATATGTCTATTACGGATAAGGTTATAAAAAATGCTCTTTGTGAGTAAATACAATTTTTAATAATGGGAGGTAATAACTATGGATATTAAAAATATAGTTATTGACGCCTACAAGACAGTAGGCACAGATTTAATGCTGGTGTCAGTTTTACCTGCATACGAATATGACAATGGAAAGAGAACAGATAACATTTCGGGCTATAAATATGAGGTAGTTTTACCGCATCGTGCCTATGAAAAATTGTCTGTGAAAATTCTTGGTGATGTAAGGCTTGATTTGCAGGAAGATGAAGCAGTATTCGTTTCATTTACCGACTTAGTCTTAACGCTGTATTGGACTCCGCAGGGTTACCGCATAAGTGCTTCGGCAAGCGATATTAAGCCTGTTAATCCACCTAAAAAGGCAGGGTAAGACTTTGCCGTGGCGGTAGCACCGTCAAGGTGCGAACCGCCTGACGGCAAAGCAAATCCCCTCACTTTAATGAAGGGGATAATATAATTTTATCGAATATGTGTTCGATATTATAGGAGCGATTATATGAATGGATAAAGAATTAACAGTCGGTGTTGATGAATTTTCTTTAGTTTTGTTTTATCCGATTGATGATGTTTGTAACGATTGGCAGAACACAGCTTATTCAATGATACAGGAATTTATCTATAAAGCGGACATAGAATTGTTGCTCGGTAAAGTTGTAGAAATGCGTGATAAAAAGCCGCAGGCATATTCACAAGCATTTACTATTGAGAACGCTCCATATTACTTCACTATAGCGTTACACGAAACTTTTGTGCATATGGGAATATTAGTTCGTTTCTCTGCTCACTCTTGGGCAGTATATCAAAAGCGGTATTTTGATTTCTACGGTGAGAATATAAATATCGGAAAATTTTTAAGCAACATTGAAAGTCCGTTATACAGATACAGACTGAGCCGTATAGATTTAACTGCTGACTACAAAAATTATGATTTATCACCGCATAGCATATACAGCAGGTTAAAGGACGAAAGTTTACAGGTGCTTGACTGTAATTATAGACACAGTAAAAGAAAGATTTCTTCTGTCGAAAGAGATTTGGTTACTAAGTCATTGTATATCGGTTCAAGGGCTGAAAACGCACAGTCACTACTCAGGGTTTATGATAAAAAATCGGAACAAATTAGCAACAACGGTTTTCGCCTTGATGAAGCATTGCAGTGCGACAGTTGGGTTAGATTTGAGGCTTCATACAGAGGAAACTATGCTCATCAAATAACCGAGCAATTAGAACATATAACAGATGATGTTTCTATATCGCAGTTCATTGCAAGCAAAATATGTGACAGATACCGTTTTTATGACCTTCTTAACAGCTGTTTTACTGATTTTACAAACGACCTGCTTAAAATAATTGAATGCAGTAATTTTCACGCTTTGCGTTGTGAAAGTCCTGCTAACAATAGTTTGAATAAAAGCATTCAGCATATTATTTACGGTAGCGGTTTGTTCCCTTTGATATACAAAATCAGCGTTATATGGGGTGAAAAAGCTGTTGCTGAATTTTGGAGTATTCTGTATGAAATATACAAGAAATACCATAAGAAAAAACTTGAAATTAACCCTCAGATAAGGGCTTGGCTTAGAAAGAATTTTCTTAGCTTATCACAGCAAAGTTTATCAGATTGCTTTGTCAGTGTTGATCTTACAAAGATTGATGTTGCCGAGATTGTAAATAAGATCTCCGAAAGTGACAATCCGTTTACACTAACGGCAATAAACACAAGCAGTAACACAGATAATCAGGTAGTATCTGATGAAGAATTTGAACGCACTTTTTATTCAAAGGATATGGAGTAAAACATTTAAAACCGAGAAACCTATTTCCTAAAAACTAACTAATTCAAATAAATATAAAACCGAAAAAACGAGAAACCGAAATACTTAAATATTTTAACTCAATATTCTTTTTATATTTATAATTCAGAAAGGAGTTTTCACTATGAGAAAGAATTTAAGTGAAAAATGGAATAGAAATCACAAAGTGAAAGTTTGTGTATACTCTTTTTATGACAATAGCATGGTATACAGAAGCTTGAAGTTATCAAAGGAAGCGTTAAGCCACATATTATACTTAGCCTTTTTCGGTAACGCACAGCATTGGGTAGAAGCAACTCAGTATGTGGGTGATGCCAAAGGCACTGACGATATATTATTTCCGATTGCCGAGGGCGGATATGTCTATATTTATACCCGAAACGGAGAGCAATATGCCTTAGATTTAGAGCGCTTTTTAAGAGGTATTTATATTGCATTTGCAAATGATATAGCTTTTCGTCAAGAAGATGACTTCGATAATTTTATTATTAATGAAGTTGTTGCAGACAAGATTTTGCAATATGCCCTCTTTGAAGGTATCAAGTATCCTCATTGCGAAGTGGAAGGTGATGTATATGATTGAAGAAAAAAATATGTGTGATGAAGATGATTCAAAGGAAATCCTCGAATACACAGGCGGTAGCGAGCTTAGCGATTTAACTTTCATCTCGACATATGATTATTATTCCAGTTGGCGTATTAAGGAAGTGTTTCGAGAAGCTGGGTATGAATTAAAGCCGGTGTTCTTGGGTTATAAGGAATTACGGTACAGAGCGTGTCAGAGATATTGGATAATCGACATGAGTAACGGTCAAAAAATGGGTACATCTTATAACGGCTACAGTTTTGAAGACTTGCGATACTTTTTAGGTAAATTAGGAATACCTCTTCACGGAGATAACTACCGCTCTAAAAGACCTTCAAAAGATGAAAACGGCAGGCGTTATGCTTGTGAAGAGTTTCTAAAACTTGCAGAAAGCCTTCCTGATGAAAAGGAGGACTTAATATGAGTGTAGAGATTAAATTCATCGGTACTAAAGAGGTTGCCGAAGCACTTGGTTGTTCCTTGCCTACTGCACGCAATATTATGTTGAGAGCAGATTTCCCTTTAATACGGGTAGGTAAAAATCTTAAAGTTGAGCTAAATGCTTTTCTTAACTGGTCGCAGAAAAGAAGGGTATGAGTATTTAAAGCATTTACATAATATTTAAGCAACCGTATTGACACAAAAGATTTAAGGCTATACAATACTGATATAGTAAAAATCTTTTGTGCTTTACGGTTTGGAAAGGAACGATTTTTATCAGCACTAAAAGCACAAAACCTAAGTCTAAATGTAATAAACTTGATTACGGTGACGGTTCTGTATACTATGTTAAAAGCAGAAAATGCTTTGCAGGTCAGATAACGCTTGAAATTAACGGTGAGAAAAAACGCAAGACGGCTTACGGTAAAACCGAACGCATTGTTAAGAATAAGTTGCTTGAATATCGTATTCAGGCAAAAGCAGGATTTTTTGACGAACCCGATAACACAACTGTCTATGAGCTTGCCGAAAAGATGATTGAAGAACAATTCTCTCTTAATGAGATTAAGCAAACTTCATATGACCGCAAGAATGAAACATTAAAGTCAATGAGTCCTATTTATGATTTAGCAATGCGTGAGATTACGGAAGATGTAATAAAGCATTTTTTCATTTCTAAAATCTCTTATTCGCAGTCATACTTGGATAAAGCATATCAGCTTTTAAAGTCAGTTTTCAATGAAGCTGTAAGGAAGAAAATTGTTACAGAAAACATTATGCTGAACATCAGAAAGCCAAAGTCAAAGCAGGAGCTTGTAAAAGTAAGAGCATTGACTGTTGATGAACAGAAAAAGCTGATAGATGTTCTCAAAAGCGAGGATATACGCTATTCGGAACAAATGCTTTTGTCAATGTTTACAGGCATGCGTATGGGCGAAATTAACGCCTTAGAGGTAGGAGATATAAACTTTAATGACCGTACAATTAGAGTTTGTAAAACTGTCAGCAGAGGTCTTAACGGTAAAACATATATAAGTAATTCCACAAAGACTAAAGCAGGTATGCGTACAATCTATTTTAATGATGATATGGCTGATTTTTTAAAACAGTGTATCGGAGATAAAAAAGACGGTCTTATATTTGCTTCAAGTGTGGATAAACTTGTCACAACTAATCAGGTAAATTATCAATACGCAAACACGCTGAAAAAGTATGATATACTTGATAAGAGTGTTTACGGAAAGGTTGATTTACATTCACTTCGTCACACATATGCAACAAGATGTATTGAATCAGGTATGCCTGCAAAGGTACTGCAAAATCTTCTCGGTCATACTGATATAAGAATTACGCTTGATACATACTGTGATGTTTTCCAAAAATACAGTATGGAAAATCTTGCTGTAGCTGACAGCTATATGAAGAGCAATAACATTGCAATAGTATGACTGTCCGAAAATGCACTGTCAACTTTACTGTCACACCATAAAAAGCCGATAAATAAGCCACTTGTCAGGGTTACCTGCACCAACAGCCGTTTCTTATGTAGGGACGGCTGTTTTGCACCACATTTTCGGTCTGTTCTATGGCGATTTTCAAAATATTTGAATTAATTTTTAATAAAAAGTGAAAATTATGTTGACAAATCCGAAAATATGGTATATAATAATCAAGCTGTTGTTATTAAACAACATTTCGAGGTGTAACTCAGTTTGGTAGAGTGCTTGGTTTGGGACCAAGATGCCGCAGGTTCAAGTCCTGTCACCTCGACCATAGGAAAAGCCGCATTAGAAAGCCAGTTTTTAGCTTTTTGGTGCGGTTATTTTTTATATCTTTTTAACGCTAAAATACACCGAAATACAGAAAAAAACAGGTAAAATGTTAGGCAAATGCAAGGCAGGAAAAGTCAGATATAATCGGTACTTTCAGGCTTTCAAAAAATGCGATATTATGCAAAATCATTAAATTTACAAATAACAAACTCCCCTCACCCACTTTTTACGGCGGATGAGGGGGAGTTTTTTGCAATTATGTGTTTGATTTTGTTATGTAGTTTGTTTAATCGCTGAATTTATTCTTTCCTCAGCAATTTTGTAATACTTTTCGTCAAGCTCAACACCGATAAAGTTTCGGTTTGTATTTATGCAGGCAACGCCTGTTGTTCCACTCCCCATAAATGGATCTAAAATTGTGAAATTTTCCTTTGAACTATTACGGATTATTTTTTCAGTAATCGAAAGAGGTTTAATAGTTGGATGTAACCACAATTTTTTATCTTTTGTATTTAATGGACTTAAATAATATGTTTTTGCATCTTCATAATTTTCTGGAAAACACTTCCCTTTCCCTTTTCTAAAATAAAGTAAATATTCCGTATCACTTAAATACTTATTTGAATAGGTGGGCAAAGCGTTCGTTTTGTGCCAGCAAATAATATCAAATTTGCATTTAAGTTGCCCGACATAAAATTTTAAATAATCATATATTTGTGCTTTATTGCACCAAAAATAAGCATTGATTTCTTTCATAACTCGCAAAAATTCTTGTCCGAAAAGTTCAATATCATACCCATTAATTATTTTTGCTTTCTCGACATCCGCTAAAGATTCACTTAATTCCATTATCTTGTTTACAGTTCCGCCGCCCTTTGTGTTTAACACATAAGGCGGATCTGTCAGCAACAGGTCTATGCTATTTTCGGGCAAATTTTTCAATACTTCAAGACAATCGCCTTGATATAAATTTACCGTTTTCGTCACCCCATTTCTTTATCTATGGCATCCGCACCGCCACATAAAATTTGCAACGGTGCGAAATATTTAACATCAGCCAAGTGCTTTTTTAGCATTGGCAATTTTGTTGTCTTTAGACCAATTGCAATCATTGATAAGATGATAGATAACATTGACTGTTTTTTCATTTACAACGCCGTTAGCTGTAATATTACCTGCTTTCTGTGCCTCTTTGACCGCCTTTAGCGTACCGTCACCAAAACCGTTTGAATTGTCAACTTTCGTTTTGATAATTTTCATATTGTAGAGTGTAATCAACTGCTTCTTGAATGCGAGTGTAGCCGTGTTATGTGAGCCGTATTTAATCATTTCTTCTTCATCTCCCGTGCTTGATTTTTTGATTATGTTGTTGTTGATAATAACATCTGTGTCAACATTGCCGTTAATGCCGTTGATTCTGCCGTTATCGGCATTCTGCCATATATCGCAAGACTTGGATGGGTTTGATGACCATTGTGCAAGCCAAATACTGTACTTACTTCTGAGCCTTTCATAATCAAGGTGATTGTTGAGCCAGTTAAGATTACTGTACACTCCTGCACGGTAACCGCCCGATTTGATAGCATCACAAAAAGCAATTGCAATGTTTGTCAGAGCAGACATACCGAGCCTTGTCTGACCGCTCTCCTCGAGGTCATAATATACAGGTAATTCAAGCGTTTTGCCCCTAATGCACGCAAGGCATACCTTAGCCTCCTGCTTTGCCTCTGCAACAGAATAAGCATAGGAATACCAATATACACCGACCGCAAGACCTGCCTTCTTAGCGTTCCTGTAATGCGTTTCAAATTCAGAGTCTTTCTGATAGGTTTCCTTGCCGAATCCTGCACGGATAATCACAGCATCAATACCGCTGTTCTTTACTTTGTTGTAGTCAACTCCCGTTTGACAGTAGCTAACATCAATAGCAGTAACTTTCATTGTTATTCCTCTACTTTCTCATATGATTTGTGGAAAATATCAGGTTTACACGGGTACTTCTCACCGTTTACACCTGTGATAATGTAATCACCGATACTTGCCTTCATATCGCCTTCAAGGGTGTGAATAATCATTTCTTTGTCGGTCTGATATGCCTCAATAATAACAGGTTTTTTACGATATTTAGCCATTGTTACTCCTCGCTTTCTGATACTTCGGGCAGTCCTGCCACCGATGTGAGTACCGACAACACACCTGCCAAAAGGCTTGCAGAGCCTACCGCAACCCAGTTTACATCTGTCATCACGGCAGATACACCGATTGTTGCAATAGCTGTCTGTGCTACCGTTTTAATAGCTCTGACGGCTGTTGCTTTTGCCCATTCTTTGGTAAAAATCTTTTTCATTTTCATTCTTTCCTTTCGTTGTTTTTTTCAAGGTCTTCAATCCGATGATTGGCAACCTTAATTTCTTCGTCCACAACCGCATTGTGCTGTTCAATCGCATATGTGCGCTCAATGAGATTGTTATGTTTTTCAACTTTCTTTTCGAGCTGTTCGATTCGATAGTTTGATATTCGGTTGCTTACACAAATGCCACCAAGTGTGCCAACTAAAGTACCAAACAGCGATATAACCGATACAATTACTTCGGGTGTCATTTTACTTCAATCTCACTTTCTGTCGGCTCATCAACGGTTGGATTATCACCCCATACAGCCATGACAGCGTTATAGTATTCATCAGACAGCACCGTTTTGAGCTGTTCTCTGCCCGATTTGCTGTTCATGTATGCGTTGCGGATGTTTCCGCCGACCTGCATTTCTTCACCGTTAAAGGTCAAAAACTGCTGTCTGAGTACCGACACGCTGTCCTTTGTGAGCATATCAAGTGTGATTTTTTCTTTAAGTTCCATAATTTTTACCTCCGTTATTTAATTTTGTACAAGCAAATCACATTAATTTGCTCGCCGTCTGCGAATGTATATGCGGTCTTATCCTGAGTTGAAAACTGTAGCCAAGTGTTATTTTTCGGAATAGCAAATTTAAAGAGCTTGCCAAGGTTTGAAATACCGACACAAAAAACATTGTCCTCGGAAATACATTTGTACGG